CTGGAACAGACCCGAACCCGGTGTCGATCTGTTCGCCCGTCCTGCCCGCGCCGTACATGAGCGCGGCGCCGGCCACCGTGCCGATCAGCTGCGCGTTGCCCGCGCGCTTGGCTGCGGAGAACTCGGCGTCCTGCCGCGCCTGGCGACCGGACATGTTGGCCTGCTCCTGCATGCCCTTCATGGCGCCCGCGCCCTGCCCGCGGCCCAAGGCGGCGATGGAGGACAGTCCCTGTAGGTAGGCGTCATCCACCGACTGATCGCTTGCTGTGAGGCCCAATCCGCGCGACGTAGCCTGATCGTCGTTGACTCCGGCCATCGCCAGCTTGGCCTTGCTCGAGCCTGGCCGTGCGCCGCTATCGGACAGCACCCCCTGCAGCTTGGCGCCGGCATCGGCGAAGGCGACAGCGTTGTCGGTCGTCGCCATGCCCTGGGCCTTCTTGCGAGCAGCCGACCCCGGCTTGCCCATCTCCATGACCCTGGAGAGCATCTGCTCCTGCAGCGGAACCCACCGCTTCTTGTAGTCCTGCAGGCGGTTGACCGCGAGCTCGGTCATTGCCCGCTGCTGCGCGGTTTCCTTGACGTCCTTAGGTTTCTTGGCCATCGACACACCTCATGAACTCATCGCCCGATTGCTTCCACTGCGGCCCCAGCAACCTCTTCCAACCAGGCCTGCCGGGCCCGAATGTGATGGTGCTGGCGCCAAGGTCGCGCGCGATGGACAAGATGTCCGGTTCGGCTCTGCTGAAGGCGCCGTGCGAGTAGCCGACGCCCAGTCTCAAGAACAGATCCAGCCTCGACTCGACTGCGCGCATCGTGGCGACGATGTAACCGTCGTCCGAACGCAGCAGCGCCGTGTCAGGGCATTCGCATTCTGCCTCAATCTCTTGCAGATTGACATCCAGGCGCGTGCCCAGCAGGCGACGGATCTCGGCTGCGTGGTCATGCCATTCGACGATGAGGAACTTGGTGTTGCTGATCACTGCCGGCTACAGCGCGAAGACGCGCCGCTCCTTGATGCCCCAGCCGGTCGAGCCACTGACCGAGGCCACTGGCGACCACGCAGAGCCGTCCGCAGACCCCTCGATGTCGAACGTCGTGGGCGTTCTGCCGGTCACGCTGCGCTGGGAGATGATGCCCACAGACCCCAGGGTGTAGGTGGCGCCCAGGTTGTTGGTGAGCGTGTACGGCAGAGGCAGGCTGGATCCGCACTCGCTGTTGTCGTTGTCGTCGTTGCTTCGGCTGGCCGGGCCGACCGCGCCATTGCCGGTTTGCGATGCGGTGCCGGCCAGCGCCAGGTTCGTCCCAGTGCCGTCCGCAGACTCGTAGAACTGCAGCTCGGCGAGGCTGACGAAGCTGCCATCCCCGTCGTTGGCTGTGACGACGATTCGCCAGTACTGGAAGGTTGTGCTGCCGCCGCCTCCACCACCAGCAGGCTTGGTCGCTCCGATGCCGCATGGAAGTGTGAACATGGTCAGGTCGCCGTGTCGCCGCCAAGCACCCACACCGCATCGCTGCCACTGTTCGAGCGGACGTAGAGGGTGCACATTGCGTACTGCCCGGCGCTGCTGGCGTGCCCCTGGCGGTTCAAGACCGTCGCGCCGCTCTCGGGGATGAAGCTGATGGCTCCAGCGCCGGCCTGCATCACGGTGACCATGAAGCCCTTCGGCAGCGTGGCCGGCAGCACTGCCGTGACCCCTGTGCCGTCGTTGAGCTCCTTGATCATGCCCGAGTCGGCCTCGACGAACTCGTAGCTGGCCGCAGTCTCGAGATCCACGAAGGCCTTGAACCCGTACAGCTCGTCGAGGTCGCTGATGACGACGTCCGATCCTTGAATCAGGTCGCCGGTCACTCCATCGAACCTCGGGATGGTGTTGTCGACGCTGGACACCGGCCCGGTGACCGGGTTGGTCGGCGTGCCCGACTCTGCCACCACAAGGTCTGCGATGTCCTGCGTGGTGCAGCTGTAGGTCTGGTTCGGCGAGCCGAGCACCGAGATCTCGAGGAGCTCGGTTCCATCCAGTGCCGTGGGCACCGGGGTCATGTCGCTGATCTTGAGGTTAGCCATGGTTCACTCCGCAATTCTGGTGTCGTCGTCTTCGCTCACGCGCACATCGAGGTCATCTTCGGTGCCGCGAATGTCGATGAAGGTCATGCTCTCGTCAATCGTGCACAGGAACAGCATCTGCTGCGTGCCCTCATCGAGGTTTGCCGTGGCCCTGATCAGCGTGCTGCTGTCGGCTGCCATGGAGACCGTCGTGATGTTGGCCGCGCTGATGTAGTTGTTGTCGAGCGTGAGCGTGCGAGGCTCCTCGGTGACGACGATGATGGTGTAGGTGCGACCAGACTCGGCTCCATTGATAGGCTGCAGCGTGAAGTCGTCGGTGGCATCGATCAGGAACGAGGTGCCGTCGTTCGCATCCGGGTTGGCGGTGATGGGCAGCCCGCTCTCGCCGATGAGCGGCACATCGATCTGCGCGAACTCCTCGTTCTCGAGCGCCAGCACGCGCCTGGTGAGGGCTGCGATCTGGTTGGTGAGCGACAGCAGTGCGGCGCTTGAGGCGGCTGTGCCTCCATTTGCAGCAGATACCTGCAGCGCCGCGATGGCCGCATCGACCGACGCAAACCGCTCGCGCACGTTGCTCGCGAACTGCTGGATGGCCGGCAGTGCATTCGACCCCGGCTGGACGATTGAGGGGCGACCGAGTGGCATCAGGTCACTCCAGCTCGTCGATGTCGTCTGCGATCTCGACCGAGTAGATTTCGCTCGACCCTTCCAGCACGTAAGTGAGCTTCGAGTAGTCCTGGCGCACGCGGATCCTGAACGCCCGGTTGTCGGTCACTGTCTTCGTGTACAGCAACGACCCATCGGCGAAGAACGAGATCACGATGTCGGAGTACTCGCTGGCCCGCACGCGGCACCACTGCAGCGCCATCGGGTGAGGCAGCAGGAAGAGCTTGCTGTTCCACTCGTAGGGCAGCACATCGGTGGAGGCGTTCCACTCGTACAGCGTCTGGCCATCGGTGTCGAAGCCGGTCTGCGGCCCGCCGCTGGCGTCGGTGTACTGGTCGAGCACCATGTGCAGCGAGTCGTTGCTGATGTCGACCGCTGCAGCACTCGCGTGCATGGACAGGCGCGTCAGCCCGTTGCCGGTGGCCCGGGTGTCGAGCGCCCAGCCGGATACGCTGTCGTCCTGCGAGCCTGGCACCGCCTCTCCGGACACGATGCTCACCTCGTTGGCGTACGAGGGCTGGCCACCGTTCGAGTCGATCTGCAGGTTGATGACGGTCACCTCGAGCATGGTCACCGGGTAGGTCACCACACCCTGCAGCACCCCGTCGATGTACGTCGAGAAGCCGCTGGCCGTGAACTCGACCGAGATGTCCTTCGTGCCCGTGCCGAATGGCACCTCGTACAGGCGGGTCTCCGAGTTGCCCAGGACGTCGTAGGTGACTCGCACCTGGCAGGTCGTGGCGCCGCCGAACAGAGCGAGCTGGATCCTGTCGTTCGAGGTCTCGCCAGTCAGCCGAAAGCGCACCGCCTCGTCGACACTGTTGACCGCGGTGGCGTTGAGGTTGACCGTGTACGGGAACTCGAGCGGGATCGACAGCGGCGGCGAGCTCGCAGCGGAGTCGGCCTCACCATCGTTCGGGTCGTCGGACTGCGCGCGCCCGTCGCCGGTCAGCGTCAGGCCTCGAGCGCCGACTGTCTGGTACTCGAACCCGGTCGGTGCAACGTCCGGAGTGTGCGTCTGGATGTTGGCTGCAGCGCCCTCGAAGGTGTCGCGGAACACGAAGGGCTGGCCGGGATCTGGGCTGACAGTGCCGTTCCAGAAGAAGTAGATGTCGTCGTGCGCGACGCCGACAATGGTGGTCGGGTCGAGCGCCTGCCACTGCTCGCGCGTGAAGATGCCCTCGGTGAGGTTCACGACCTGGGTGGCCGATCGCACCGACATCAGACCATCCGGGCCCGCGAAGATCACGCCGCTGTTGAGCAGGTAGGCGAACGAGCGCGCGGACTGGCACGCGTGCGGCGCGCCAGGCTTGGACATGCTGTACGAGTCGGGGCTGTTGCCGCTGGCGGTGTAGACGAACGACTCGGTGCCGATCACCACTGCGTTGTCGATGTTGCCCAGGCCCGTGATGTCGGTGTCGGTCGGCAGCCGGAAGGCCACCGGCCACGCGTGCGGCCTGTTCTGCACCGAGAAGCACAGCTGGTTCTTCGAGGCGCCCACCATGATGCCGTTGGGCAGCGCCAGGATGTAGCGCAGATCCTCGGGAGGCAGATCCCAGTCCTCGGAGTCCAGCACCTCGCCCAGGTCGCGATCGTCGAGCGAGTCGACGTAGTCGGCCTGCGCCAGCGGGATCTCGGCCACGAAGCGGAACACGGTGCCGGCGCTGCCGGTGGCCGCACGGTAGATCTGCTTGAAGGTGATGCCGTACTCGGCGCTGATGCCGCTCGGGATCGTGGTGTCGGTCGTGACCGTCACCGTGACACCGTCGCTGCGCTGGATGACGCGGCTGGGCAGGCTGGGCGCCGAGGCCTCACCAAAGTCGTTGACGTAGCGGTAGACGTACGAGGTCAGCAGGGTCTCGATGCTGTTCGTCGGCGCTTGGGGCACCGTGCTCGAGAGGATGTCGTCGAGGTAGCCGCGCTGCCCGCTGTTGTCGCCGCCGCTGTAGTAGCGGAACAGGAGCTCGTCGCCAGTCACCCGCATGGTCGTGCTGGCCTCGTCGCACAGCACCACACCGGTCGACAGGTTGGTGACCGTGACCGTCACCGAGAACTGGCTGGTGCCGTTGCGCGCGCCAACGATCACGACGCGGAAGAAGTTGGTGCCCAGGTTCAGGGCGCCCGCGAACTCGGCCAGCACGCTGGCACCGTTGGCGGTGGCGTCGTAGCCGCTGATGCTGCGCTTCTCGACGCGCGACTGACGCACGCTGATGACGTCGCCGATGCCGGTGTTGGTGCCGATGCCGCACTGCAGGTACGAGTCAGAGAAGTTGAGCCGGCCCGTCCACTCGACGCGGAACGACGCGGCGTCGTTGTAGCCCAGCGTGCGGTAGATGTAGCCAGTCCTGCGATCGGAGCGGAACACGAACACCGACCCCTGGGTGCCGCCGATGTCCTGCTGCACCGTCGTACGGTAGTTGTTGTCCTGCGTGCTCTGCGGGCCCAGCGTCCATGTCGACAGGTCGGTGCCGTCGCTGGTGTAGTCGATCGACACCGCATTGAGCGAGATGGTGTCGATGTAGGCATCGGTCACGCCGCCGCCCACGTTCAGGAACTTCATGACGATGCGGAACGTCACCGTGTCGGCAGGGATCTGCACGGTCACGCTGCGCTGCACCCAGGTGTTGGCCGGCGACGGCGCGGTCATCTCGGCGAACTGCTCGCCCACCACGTTGACGCCGCTGTCGAAGAAGCGCAGACCAAGCTGGGCCTGGCTGCCGGCGGCGCCAGTGGCCTGCCACCATGTCAGAGTGAGGTTCTGGCCAACAGCCACGCCCACGGTGTCGGTGTCGAACGACTGGTAGTACTCGCCGCTCGAGCCGGTGCCACCGTAGAACCAGAAGGTGCCGCTCTGCGCCACGATGCCGGGGATGTCCCCGTTTTCGTAGACCGTCAGGTCTGGAGTCGTCTGCGTCCAGCCGGTGTCGTCGCCTTCTTCGGCGCCCGGGTTGATGATGGTGATGCCGCCCTCGGTCGCGTCTGGCACCGACAGCGCGAGCTGCGGGATGTCCTGCGGGCCAGGCACGCCCAGCGGGCGCGTGACGATCGGGTACGGCGGCGCTCCGGTGGCGTTGAAGGCCAGGTCGTAGGTCGTGAAGCGCGGAACGTCCAGGCCGGTGATGTACGTCCGGTAGTCGGTGTCACCCAGGATCGTGCCGCGGGCCACCTCGACGTCGTCGGTGAAGGACAGCCAGCGGTCGCTCAGCTTGAAGATGGTGCGAACGATGTCACCGTTGGCGAAGGTCTCCTCGAACGCAGGAGCCTTCCAGGCGGTCAGATCCCCGGTCAGCAGGCGCGCGTTGATGGCGGTGCTCGAGGCCTCGGGTGGCAGCATGCGCGGCGTCATGCGAGGCGCCATGCCGCGGAACGACCGGGTGGAGAGCTTCATAGGTTGAAGTACCGCTTGATGGTCTCGATGACTTGCCTGAACGCAGCCAGCTTGTGGGTGTCGCCAGCGCAGCAGGTCTCGACGCGCGCCTCGTAGTCCGGAATCGACCCGTGGTGCACGGTGCGGCAGATCCGCACGCCGATCTGGGCGTCGCGGTGCGCTGTGAACCAGTGGTCGAGCACCGGGCCGACGACGATCAGGTCGGCCTGGGACGCGATCAGCGCCTGGCCGCGGATGACAGCCTGCTCAGGCACGACCACACCGGGCGCCACGCTCGCAAACCTGCCGATGTAGGGTCTCACGCGTCTTCCCATGCCGAGAAGCCTGTGGGGGGCGAATAGGCCTGCTGCGAGGCCTTCGCGTTGAGCACCGAGGTGCAGCCCTCGGTCGGGTTGAAGATGTTGAGCTCGAACGACACGAAGATCGTGTAGTCGTTGGCCGGCATCGGGAAGCCCGCGTTGGCCGGGTCGGTGCCGGCGCCAGGGTCACCCGTGAAGGTGCCGTTGACGCCGAACCACACCAGGCCCTGGTCGCCGTCGACCGCGATCATGATGGTGTCGCCGCTCGCATAGCCGGCCATCGGCGTGAGCGCCACGCCATCGAAGGTCGTGGAGCCGTCTGGAAAGGCGCCCACGCCAAAGTCGGTGGGCGGCGCTGCGTCGGACGGCGCGGCCTGGTAGGTCGCTCCGACCAGGGTCTCTGGCGTCAGGCTGCCGGCCACAACCGCTGTCGGGACGACCTCGGCGTACCACTTGCCGGCGCCGCGAGCCTGGAGCGAGAAGACCGATGCGTAGGTGGTCACAGACATGGGTCAGTCCTCCGTGTAGGTGCCGGCGTACCCGTCCTGGCCGAACGACCAAGTGGTGCTGGCCGGGTTGCTCTGGTTCCAGCCCAGCAGCGTCGGGCCGGCGCCGGTCTCGGGGATGGTTTCCGGTGGCACCAGGGGCTCAGGCACGGGCGAGCTACCGAACGCCGCAGCCGGCGGCGTGTAGTCGTTGCCCATCGGGTTGTTCTTCTGCGTAGCCATTAGAAGAGCCTCCGGATGCGGGTCATGGCGCTGCCACCGTTGTAGGCGCGCTGCTCGTCGTTGCGACCGTCGTTGATGCCGGCGCGGAACTTGAGCGCATAAGGCCTACGGTCACGCTCAGGCTTGCTCCACGGCTGGCCATCGATGCTCATGAGGTAGTCGATCGCGCCGGCGCTGAACACGCGATCCCACTTGCGCACCAGATCGTCTGGCAGCGCAGCCAGCGGGTAGCCCTCGAACTCGATCTTGGGCTGGCAGACGACCGTGAAGGTCAGCAGGTAGGCGCGGTCGGGCACCGGGAACACGTTGACCGTGGCCTCTGGCAGGTAGGCGAACTCTTTGGGGTAGCCGTCCTGAATGGCCGGGTTCCACATCGTCGGGTCGCCCGGGTTGATGGGCCAGGTGCTGAAGGGGGTCTCGAGCGCCTCGCCCTTGGCAGCGCGCAAGCCGATCACCTCGAGCAGCGCATCCTCGCCCGTGGACGGGGTCAGAGCGTACTGCTGGGTGCCCTCGACGGTCTCGACCTCGAGGTTGCGTCGCAGCCAGCGGGTCTCGCGGCAAAACTCGCGGGCCGCGCGCAGGTAGGCATGCACAAGAGTCGGCTCTGGGCACCTCCTGACAACCTGCTGCACCTCCTGCATGAGGCTCAGGATCTCTGCCATGGCTTACTCTCCGGGTGACTGGCTGACCTTCGGGCTGGTGACGCCTTCCGCTGCGGCGCCCAGGCCCAGCATCTGGGCGAAGCGCCCCATGTATGCCGTGGCCTTGGTGAGATCCTGGCGCTGCGTGTTGCGGCGATAGGCCGCGCCGAGGATGTAGGTGTAGATGGCGGGCTCCCACTGGTCGCCGATGGGTAGGACGTCCAGATAGGCCACCGGGCCCGGCACGGTGCCGTACGACGCGAGCACGCTGCCTTCACCGTTGTTCGGTGGCCAGCACCTGAACTGGTTCTTGTTGCGCGGGTCGTAGCAGAAGTGCCTGACGTCGATCGTCCGGTTGCCAGCAGGCCAGAAGCGCGCTGTCTCGTCCAGCAGCTCCTCGTCGACCTGGGTGATGCGCCGCTCGCTCACCTCGTTCTGGAAGACGTCGAAGACGATGGTGCCGTTGGCAGGCAGCGTCTGCACGGTGCCGGCAACCAGCGGGATCGCGCCGGTCACCTGGCAGCTATCCGGCTTGATCTGGGCGAAAGCGCGCAGCGCCTCGTTGTAGTCCTCGATCAGATCCGCATCAGACCATGTGACGGCATCAGCATCGACGAGATCAGCTCGCGTCTTGTCGATGGTGTCCTGTACGACGATGGTGCCCATGCGGATCCTCGATCAAGGTTCTTCAGATGCCCCGATGCCAGAGCCGTACACGGGCGCGGGCAGCTGAGAGAGCTGCATCACCGCCTCGCGCAACTGGCGCACCGGCTTGCTCGGGTCGAGCAGCTCGCCCCACTGCTCCTGGGCGAACTGGACGAGCTCGTCGGCGGTTGCCTTGCCGACGTCGAATGGTTCGGGTTCGGTGAACGTGACCGGACGCACGGGCGCCAGGCCCTGCAGATAGCGCAGGCGTGAGTCGAGCGTGGCCTTGGGGTCACCGTGATACGGGCGAAAGCGCGATGAGGCGCGCTCGCGAACCTTGGGCACGTTCGGGTAGAGCATGCCGTCGTCACGAATGAGGAAGGGCACCTTCTTGTCCTGGCGCTGGCGCGCGCGGGCTTCGGCGATGCGTTGTTCGGTTGCTGCGTCGATCTGGGCCATGGGTTATCTCCGATTGGCAGGTCAGTGTGAAAAGGCCCCGGGCGATGTCACCACCCGGGGCAAACGTAATGGCAGCACTCCGTGAACTGCCACTCGGCTTGGTGCTCAGGAACCGCTGGGGGTCGTGCCCGGCGTGTAGGCGCGCGTCTTCATCTTGCCCGAGGTGCCGTTGGCCTGAGAGGTGCTCAGCGGCGTGTGCGGGAAGCGAGCCTTGGCCTTGCTGTTGGCCTGGCTCATCTCGCTGTTGATGGTCTCGGGCGGCACCTTGAACTTGTCGTTCGCGCCGTAGGGGTTGGAAACTTTCATCGCGATCACTCCTTGAAGAGGTTGAGGGAGCGGCGCCCGCCGCCCCCTCGAGCGTCATCAGCCAGTGGCCGAGGACTTCTGGACGATTGCCGTGCCGAGGTAATTCGGCTCGACCACTTCGTACCCGTAGACCATCAATCCCCTGATCAAATACCCGAAATCATTTGGGTTATCGATCATCTGGCACTCGACGATCTGCGCCGCGAAGGTGAGGCCGGCAGAGTGACCGAACGGCACATAGCTGCACCGGGCCGGGCTGATCTGCTGGAGCACGTTGCGCGACTGGTAGATCGTGAAGCGGTCGATCTCACCGACCTTGCCGTTGCGCAGGATCGAAACCCCGTCACCGGCAAGCGATGCGATCTTCAGATCGCTGTTCTTGATCAGGTTGATCAGCCACGGGGGGCAGACCGCCCAGCGACCTTCGTCAGCGACCGACTGCTCGTCGAGGATCTGGCCCATGTTGGTGAACAGGTTCACCACGTTGACCGAGGAGATCTCGAGCGGCGCAGCCGCGGTGCCCAGGTTGATGTCGGCACTGTCGTTGCCGGCATTGGCACCGCTGTTCTCGGCGGCAACGTCCGAGGGGATCACCTCGAGCATGTCCGCGTCAGCAGCGATGCGCAGCTGGATGCTGCCGTCGTTGGCGAAGATGTCGGCCATGTCCAGATCCGACTGACGCGAGTCCACCGTGGACAGGGCCACGTTGAAGCTCTTCGCCTGCGAGATGGACAGGGTGACGCTGTTCCGCTGCGGGTACTGCGGAGTGAGGCCTTGGCCGATGACGTAGTCCGACACGGTGACGTCGGGGATCGTACGGATGATCACGTTCGACCCCATGCCGGCGATTTCGCCTTCATAGTCGGTCGACGCAATCTCGCCGAACACCGTCGTCTTGTAGAACTTCTCGACCAACTTGCCCGAGTAGATCTCGGGGTTGTAGTTGATCGTGCCGCCCGGGCCGTACTCGGGGATGCCGCTTGCGCGTTGAACTGGCATGGTGGAACTCCTTGAAGATCAGATTGAGGTTGCTATGCGAACTAGCGCAACTTGCTCCTCGCTTCGAACTCCTGACGTTCCCTGTCGCTCACCTTGCCAAGCTTCGCGCGCTTGTAGTAGTCGCGAATCTCGGCGTCCGTGGGGTAGCCACGGGCCGGTGTTGGGTCTGGATTGCCAGGCGGCGTGAACCCTGCGCGTCCTGCGCCTTGCGGCGTCAGCGGCGGGGTCGGCGCGACTGGCAGACCACCCTTGAACTCCTTGAACATCTTCACGACCACGGTGAGGTTCCGGTTCCGATAGTTCGTCATCAAGACGTCGTTGCGGATCATCCCCGTGTTCTCGTCGACTTCCTTCAACCACGCGCGCCACTCATCGCTGGCATCCACTTCTTCCCAGTCCGGCACATGCTGTGCGATCTGGGCGTGGAACTGCAGCTTGCTCTGGAGCGCCGTCTGCTGACTGCGCTCCTCTTCTTGCTGCCTGATCGGTGCGACTGCTTGCTCGACCGCTGCTTGAGCCTCCTTCCGCGCCGCCATGAGGCTGGTGCGAACGATGGTCTTCAGCTGCTCGGGCCCGTACTCGTCGATCTGCTCTTGCGAGTAGTACTGCGTGAGGTCAATGTCGTCGTTGCTGGCAGCTACAGGCTGGGCCTGGCGCTGCTGAAGCTGGTTCTGGAGGTCAGCGACCTGACGATTCATCTCACTCCGGAGCTCGGCGAGCGCATCGCGCTGCTGGTTCAGCAGGCCCTGAGTGACTTGGAAGCGTTGCTTCCAGTACTCGACCGACTGCTCTCGCGGGTCGGTGGGCGGTGCTGCCGGCGCGGATGTCGCTGGGCTCGCGGGTGTCTGAGGTTCGTCGTTTGACGCGGCGTCGGCGATTGGTAGCCCGTCAGGGCCCAGGGTCGCGTTGGCTGCGCTGGGATTTGCCTGGGCCTCTTGCAGCAGGCGAATGCGTTCAGAACGCTCGCGAACTGCGCGGGGTAGGCGCGTCGTTAGATCTTGGCTCGGTGCCGTTGTTTGCATGAGGTCTCCACGATCCAATCCGCAAGGCGGTTGGGATTCGGGTCTGTGGAGCGGGATGCATGCGTGCGATTCCCACAGGTCATGCCCTGAGCGGTTCCTCGTCGGCTCGGTAGTTGCTCACCACCGATCGTGAGGATGCCTGGGCACGTTCGCGGCGCTGGGCCGCCTTTTCTAAATCGTCGATGAGCGCCGAGAGGGCTCTGGCCTTGCCCTGGCACCGCAGGATGTCCTCGCCTGAGGCATCGCGCAGTTGCTGGTCATAGGTCGCGAGTCGGATTCTCAGCCACTCCTTCACTATGGCCCCCTCTGGCAATCGGGCAAAACGCTCGAGTTCCGCGAGGTGGCGTTCGTTGAGTTGCGACATTCTGGAGCAATTGTGCTACAGGATCAAACGGTCGTCACTTCCTCCGCTTTCCGTTGCATCGTCTTGCCCTGCGGTGTGATGGGCGGCGCACCGGTTGCGCTGGCGCCCAGCTCGTTCTTGATGACGTCGGTCATGACCCCCGTCATCGCCTTGTTCTGAGCGTCCTCGGCCTTGCCCTGCTGTTCGATCTGCTTGAGGGCGACCTGATGCTCGAACTCCTGATCGCGCGCGGCCTGCTCACCCTCGATGAGGGCTTGCTGCTGCTGCGCCATGGCTTCCTGCTGCTGCTTCTCCATCTCGTCGAACTCCTCCTCGCTCGGCACCGCCTCCGCTGGAAGCTCGAGGGTTTGAGCGGTCTCGCGCAGCACGATTGCTCGAGCGCGGTTGCCGATGATTGCCATGTCGATCGGGTTGGCCGTCATGGACAGCCACTGCATGCGACGCTGCTGTGCGACGTCCTTGATCAGGATCGCAGCTGCACCGCGCGGCACAGGGATGCAGTCACCCTTGATCGACTCGTCGGGGTTGTAGAGCATCTCGTTCGTGAAGCAGTCGCCCACGGTCGGCGCGATCACGTTCAGGTCGACGTTGCTCACCGCCCGGCGCAGGCCCTTGGCGGCGTTGTTGAGCAGCATGGACAGGCCCGTGGCCGTGCCCGCGGCGCCCTGCACCTGATCGTTTCCGTAGGTGTAGCGAGGGATCCCGCACGCGTCGTCGGCCTTGAGCTCCCAGAACTCGAGGGTCTGCTGCAGCGAGGCGCTTCTATCGTCAGCCTGGAAAAACCCGATCCCTGGATTCGTTCCAGACCCCATGCCCCCGTCCTTGAGCATCCATGTCTTCCAGGGCACGGTCTCGAGCGACTGCTCGCCCTCGGCCAGCCTGTCCATGTGCACCCAGACCATCGGGCCCGAGGCCATGCTCACGTTGTCTGCCATGGCGCATGCAGCGACGTTGCAGAACTTCTGGCTGGTGGAGATCAGCTCAGGGATCGATCGGCCCCAGAAGGCCCCTGGAATCGCGTCGTAGCAGGCCTTGCGGTAGGGGCGCTGGTGCAGCGGGTGCGGGTTCAGCGCGGCGTACAGGATGTACGGCCCGCAGATGAGCACGTTCACCTCGTACTCGCGCGTGAGGTCTTCGGTGTCGATGCCCTCGACCCCGTAGCTCACCAGCTTCCAGCCCGGCACGCTGCCGTAGAAGTTGAGCGCATCGATGACGCCGGCTGGAGACAGCCACATGTACATCGTTTCCTGCGTCAGGCGCTGGCGCTCGGCCTCAGTCCACAGCCAGCCCTCGAGGTGGCCGTTGTGGTACGCACGCAACGCCAGGTCGATCTGGTCGTCCCGGTAGCCGGGCAGGCCCTTGAGTGCGTGCAGCTCGTTGCGCCAGAAGCGCATGCGCTCGATGAAGTCGCCCTGCTGCGGGGTCTCGGCGCCTGGCGCCGGGTAGCAGTCGAAGGGTGAGACCGACTCCCAGGTCTGGGCCGGCGCGTCTGCCACCTTGGGCTTCCAGCCAGACTCCCAATCCAGGCGCTTGTGGCGCTGGTAGGTCGGGCCCTTCATGATCGCCGCCGGGTAGGTCACGAAGTCCTCGATGAACGAGTCCATGGCATTGGCCCAGTTGCCCTGGGCCATGCGATCGTCGATCTGGTTCTCCATCCGCACGGCGCGGCGCTTGGCGGCCTTCTTGTACGCCTGCTCGGCGTCCTGGCGCAGCTTGTCGCCAAGCGCCTTCACGGTCTCGCGGAACTCTTCCTTGGGCATCGCCCCACCACCGGCCTGGGCAGCCTGGATCATCACCTCCTGGGCCTGCTGGATGCTCTTGGCGACGATGGTCTTCTTGAAGGGCAGCGGCAGGTCGGGGATCGGCGTGGTATCCAGCCCCCAGGGTCGCTCACCGCCCGTGGGGATGAAGATCTCGCGGAACCAGGCGCTGGCTGCGCGGCACTTGGTCTCGGTCAGCTCGTACCAGATGATGTTGACGCCGCCGGCCTGCTGCTTCATGCCCAGCTCTGCGGGGCTGTAGACGCCGCGGCGCGCGCGCAGGTCTCGGAGCAGCTTGAGGTCGATGCGTTGCTTGGTGAGCTTGTTGCGGCCCCAGGAGTGGCGCACATGGCTGGCAAGTGCGCTGTCGGTTTCTTGGCCGACTAGGTCTCGGACTGGCGGCGGTTCCTCTTTATCGCGATCCTGCAGTTGCTGCAGAGAGAGCTGGCGAACAAGCGGATTGATGGGCATATCGGTCTCACTTCGTATGCTGCCAGACCACCTTCCTTGGCCGGATCTCCCGCACGCGGGCGGTCGACACGTTCACCTTGATGAGGTCTGGAACGAAACTGAGCGCGAGACTGTCGGCCTTGTCGGGTGACTTGCCACCGTTGCGCTTGATGTCCTTCTTCGACTGCAGTTGAATGCGGTAAGCCGCATCGAAACCGTAGTCCAAGCTCGTCAACTGGTCACACAGTTCATCGTCGTCGGGGATCATCCCGGCCTTCAACCAGTCCCGCATCGTGCCCCAGCACTCCGCGCGTTGGTTGAAGTACTGCTTGCTGTCGCTTGCGGGCACTCCCCACATGACAGGCACCAACGGTGGCAAGCCTGGGATGCGCCTCAAGGTCGAATCGAGGTCAGCCCCGTTGCCAACGGCATCATAGACGACGCACACGATGCCGGCAAATTGCCTGCAGATCTCGGCGATGCGACCGCCCAGGTCGACACCGTCGAAACCCATGAGCGATTGCTGCCAGTGCACCTTGAGGCCCTGGCGCAGCGTGATCACCGACCAGTCATCGCCGAACCGCGCCGGGTCGACCGACAGGATCTTCGGGTGCGCCTCGAAGGCATGCCGGCTGATCTCCCGGCGCCGCGCGTCCTCGCATAGCTCGGGGCTGATGAAGTTGGAGGCGCCAGCTCGAGGGAACTGCCCCTTCACGCGCACGCGGACGAAGTCGCTGTCCTCCCCGTACTCCTCGATCCAGGCGTCGATCTGGCCCTTGTTCGTGAAGCGGACGTTCCTCGAGTCCACCCGGGTGTAGTGGTTGCGCCTGGGCTTCGTGCACTTGCGGTGGAAGAAGCCTGAGGTGCGGGTCGGGTTGCCGTAGCGGCACCAGACGATCTGCGTGTTGGTGTCGGTCAGCGCGCCCTCGGTGGTCTCCCAGATCGGGTCGTCGATCGCAGAGGCCTCGTCGAAGATCACCAGCAGGCGCCGGCCCTTGTTGTGCAGGCCGGCGAAGGCCTCGCTGCGGCTGGCCGACCAGGGGATCATGTCGATGCGCCAGGTCTTCTCGGCACCAGGCTCGCGCGAGTAGATCGCTGTGGCCGTGAGCATGAACAGCTCCTTGGCCAGGAACAGCTGATGCCACTTGCCCAGCTCGGCCCAGGTCTTGGTGCGGAGCTGCGACTCGGTGTTGGCGGTGACCACGCCGCGGGTGTGCGGGTGGGTGGAAATGGCCCAGAGGATGAGCCAGGACACGACGGCGCTCTTGCCGACCCCGTGGCCGGCGCTGACGTCCTCCTCCACCACGGCACCGAGGTCGCCGCCAGCGAGCAGCTTGCGCCCGATGCGCTGGAGGTGCTCCTCCTGCCACTTCTCGGGCCCGACATCGCCGGCAAGGCTGGTGCCCGGCTGGCCCCACGGGAACATGTCCCGCACGAAGCCAACCGGGTCGAACTCGTAGTCGCCCAGCCGGCGAACTACGTCAGCGATCGTCAGTACGGATCGACTGCGTTCGAGGCCGGCGCCGCCTTGGTGGTAGCCACCTTCATCGGCTTGCCGGTGTGCTTCGCGTGCGGCGGCTCCTGCCCGCTCAGGAAGTCGTAGCCCATCCCGCCAATCTGGCGCGGAGCGGGGAACGAGCGGGGCAGCATCTTCGCGCATTCGGGGCTGCACTCGTCAGCAATGCGCTGGGCGCGCATCATGCCGGTGTGCTCCGATCGCTCGATGGTCTGGCCGACACCGGTCGCCTGGGCGCGAAAGTTTCGCGGTGAAGGGATCTGGCCCGATTGAAGCCGCTTCGTGTAGTCGCATGCCATGAGAATCTCCTCGCCCGAACGGGGGCGCAGGCGCAATCATATGGCAGCCGGGGCTCATTCGGGCTTTTCTGGCGCCTGGAGGCGACGTTCGGCCCGGTGCTGATCCATGAGCGCGGCCATGCCTGCGAACATGTTGCGGGCGTCTGCCTCGGTCGGGCCGATCATCCGCTTGTACTCCATGAGCAGGCGCAGCGCGGCCAGCTTGGGCGCTCGCTTGATCTTGGCGGTGCGGATGGTGACGAACTTCTTGTTGCCGTCCTCGTCGACCTCGGTCTCGCTCCGGGTGTCGATGTCGATGCCCTCGATCGCAGCCGCGGCGTCATCGCTGAGCTGGTGGATCGGTTTGAGGTTGCCCTCCTCGTCGAAGACCTGCCGGATGTCGCTGAACGCGATGCGCGCGGCCTCGAGCACAATCATGTCGCCGGTCACCTGGGCTACGTCGAGCACACGCTCGCTCAGCTCCCTGATGCGGTCGCGGATGTCCTCGCGCTGGCGCAGCTGCCAGGCGCTGTGGCTCGGGTTCTCGCCGTCGTAGCCGGCCATGATCGCCGCCCGGCGACCGTTGAAGCGGGTGGCGACGTACTCGCGGCAGAACAGTTCGTGCTGCCGGTTGGCTAGTTCGGGCATGTCATAGCCTCCCCGACGACCATTTGCTTGCGTACTTGCCACGCTGCCCAGTCGATTGCGTACTCAGCCGCGTGCTCGACGCGACCGTACAGGCGCATCAGACGAGCGCCTCTCGCATACACGTCGAATGGCACACGCACGCACACTCCATCGATGCTTGCAACCCGATTGTCTGGGTTGTAAGTGCCTCGACTGCCGTGATAGACGTAGTTGTTGAACGGGTACATGTCAGTTCAACCAGTTGGTCTTGAACTCGCGGGCGTACCTGGCGCCGATGCCCGCTGCCAGCTTGTCGTTCCAGTCGAGGATCACCCGCTGGATGGCCGCGGTCACGCTGTCCCAGCGGATTGCCTCGATCTGCTGCTGCGTCCAGCCGCTCTTGTGCAGCATCTCGGCCAGCTTGATCGCATAGGTCTTCGCGGCCTCGTAGGTCGGCTGGATGCGGTTGACGCTGCGCCACTGGATGACCTTGGTGCTGCCGTCGTTCATGAAGGCGAAGAAGCCGCCCTCCTCGAGCTCCTCGCCCTCGGCCTCGATGATGAACGTGCCCTTGCCCACGCCGGGGTGGCGCGGGTGCAGTCCATCGTTGCGCGCCTCGCTCATGATCCGCTCCATCCCACAACCATCGCGGTCTCTTGGTGGGCGTGAGCGTGCATGATTCCCACGATCAGGCCTTGCGGCACCTGAGCCTTCTTGGCCTCAGTGATTGCAGCCACGATCGCGTTGTCCAGAGCGTGCACAGCTGCAGCCGTTGATGCCGTGACTTGTCCATGCACAAGCGGCGTAACGTTCGTTTTATCAGTCATGATGACCCTCCATCGCTTGACGTTCCGCGCGCCACAGGTCGGCGCCGGGTGCGTTATGGTAGTACGGGCTGACGAAAGGCGCACCAGCCGTCCAGTGCAGCACCTGGGCGCCATCCAGCGGTTGGCCCTCGTCGACCAGTCGATTCCAGCTGCCAGGGATCTCGCCGATCAGGTCGTCGTTGAGCCACTTGAACTGCAGCAGGTCGATGAGCTTG